AAAATCGCAGCCCGTGCCGTTGCTTTGTTTGTGAACGACGCGTCGGTCGAAATCACAAAACGCTGCATCGGGTTGTCAAACACATACCCGACGATGTCGAAGTTGGTGTTTGCATAGCCCGAACCCGGCCAGAAGTTTGACCAGACTTTTTTTCCGGTCGTGGAAGAAACATACTCACAGCCGTTGAACGCACCGACGTGTTTATAGGTGTCGCCCGAAGCAGAGCCAGTGATGGCAATTTGGCCAGCATTGACAGCAATAACGGGGGAACCTTGATAAATAGCCGAAGCGGTCGAGCCGATGAAGTACGCGTTAGTACCTTGGCTGTTGGGCGCACCACCAGCAAGGTTGATCGGGCGAAGCCCGAACGCACCAGACGTATTCGCCATAGACGTTGCTCCTTATCAGTCGGACTTTTTACGTCCGCCAAATGATACCCGACTTTGCCGTTGTTGATTGATCGGCATCGACGGATGTTGCTCTTTCATCAGGTCCTGATCGACAGCTTCCATTTGTTCGCGGGTCCGGCCCCCGTAATACGCGGTTCTTTCGTGGACTGTTTCGACAGGCACTCGGGTGAGGATAAGACCACCGTTTCCGATGACCCCGGCGTGTTTGCCGTCCTCAATAGTTGGGGCTTGGTATCCCGGATGCTCTTCCGCACGGACGGGCTCATAGCCCTGACGAATGCGGTTAAACACGTTACCCTTGTCCTCTTCGCCTCGAATAGAGGCACGTACCCACCGATGTTTGTATCCTTCTGGAGGAGCGGGGGCATCAAGGACGCTGGGCGGGGCCCAAGGCTTGCGGCGCGATGAGGTTTCGCGGGTTGCGCTTTCGCGTGGTGTTCTGTCAGTCATTGTCTCAATCCTTCACAAACTTAGCATATTCCGCCAACGGCACGTTAAGCCGTTTTGCCATTGCAACTTGCGAAGCAGTGAGCTTCACCGACCTGCGCCCCTGTGTTGCGGTTTTTGATGCAGAAGCAGCGACAGAGGCGACCCGCGCTGGTGCAGCCGATTGTGCCGTCTTGAACTTGTCAGGGAACTGACGACGAACACGACGATCAATCTCACTATAGTACTCTTCTGACGTTGGGTCAAACCCCTCGTCTTCCACAAGGGTGCTGTGGATTGCTAGAGCACCTGCGGTCAGCATTTTGTCAGTGCCAAACCACTCGTTCTTCTCCGCCCAAGTCTTCGCCTTGCCATCAACCTGCGGCGCTGGAGGGCGTTGATACTGTTGCGGTTGCACAGGAACTTCCTGCGAAGGGCGTTCCGTCCGTTGCTTGGCCAGACGATAGCGCTCTTGATCGATGGCAATCTTGCCCATCTGCTCTTGTGCGGTAGCCAAGGCGTCCGGATCACCGGACTCATAGGCTTTCTTGAACGCATCCTTGGCCGCTGCGGCCTGTGCCTCAAGACGTGTGCCGTATTCGCTCAGATAGCCGGAATCCAGCCCCTTGATGCGTTGCTGCAGTGCCTGATTCTCTTGGTAGAGTTGCTCGGCAAGGCGTTGGCTTTCTTCACGATCACGCTGTTCCCGGCGGTACTTTTCGGTCAGCTTGTTGATCCGGCTTTTGACCTTGGTACTATACGCGCCAAGTTCGTCATCAGATTCGTCGTCGGTGGATGCTTCTACTGGAGCTTCCGTCTCGATTTCGACGTCAATATCGTCATTTTCGTCAGACATAAGTGCCTCCTCAGATGTGTTGGATGTCGTCAGGTTCAAGGATTGTCGCAATGACCTCGTCATCGTTGATGATGCGGACTTCGCCGCCTTCGATCTTGAAACGAGACCCCGCATATCGGCCAATGCAAACCCATTGACCCTCCTTGCACCACGGTTCTGGGTTGTCCCCAAACTTATTTGGGTCGCAATATGCCAGTGGCCCGAGTTTGAGGACATACGCAACAACGGTGGCAAGGGCTTCGCGTTCGCGAACCTGATCCGGAAGGATTAGGCCTCCGTCTGTCTTGGTTTTGCCTTTGTACGGCATAACAAGCACTCTCCAGCCTGTGGGCTGGGGTAGGCGGTCAAGTAGTGGCTTTTCTAGAAGTGAGGGGTCTAGAACCCGGGAGGATTCTTCCACGTAGGGGGAAGGAATAGCCGAAACGGTAGAGTTTGCTTCAGCCTTTTGTTTTGCAATCCTCTGTGCGACGTGATCAGGAACGTAAAGTGTCTTCGACATCGTCGTCAGTCTTCTCCAGCAGGGCTCTAAGCGTTTCCCGTGCGTAGTCGAGGCCCTGAATCTCTCCTACAACTTGCCGATACTGATCGTAACTAGCAGCGGCTCCGAGGACGAGCTGTTCGGATAGTACATCCCGACGCTCGTCCAGTTGCTTATACAAAGCTTTTGCAAAGACAACAACCTGCATCATCTGTTCCCTTTGAACTGGTCTTTCATCATGCCCGCAGCGATGCGTTCACGGGCAACACGGACACGGTCATTGGACACTTGCTCCTGCAGTTCAATGCGGGAAGCGTCCGATACGGCCTGTTGTTCCATCTTCTGCTGTTCCAGTGCCAGCTTTTGCTGCTCGTTCTTGGTGCGGTTTTGGACCTCTTGGTTCTTGATAGCCAGTTCCTGCATACGGATGGCAACCAACGGGTCGCTTCCCTGATCTGGAGGCGGTGCAGATAGCATCGGGATGATCTCAGCGATCAGTTGGGCCTGAATTTGCGATGTACGGGCCTGAACCTGCTCCGGAGTGGGCATCTGGGGCTGGACCATGGTCGGAATCTGCATCATCTGGCCCATGGCGGCATCCAACGGCATCTGCCCGGTCTGAGCGGCCATGCCGATTTGACCACCCAACTCTGCGCCTTGCTGCTGATAGGCTTGCATGGCCTCTTGCTGGAGTTGCTGTTGCGCCATCTGCTGCGACTTGAAGGAAATGTGCTGAAGCACATGGGCAGCGAGGCCCGCAACAAGCATCGGGTTCATTGCCACCACGCCCATCTTCGCAATCGCGATGTGGGCCTGAATGTGGGCATCGTGATCCTGATCCGGGAACGCCTGTGCGGGCTGACCCATCAGGATGGCCGCGCCTTCCAAAGCTGCATCTGTGGGCTGCGGCTGGGGCGGTGGGGGCAGGATTTCCTCAATGTTTTGGACTTCCAGCGCCTGATACATCCGGCGGTAAGCTTCGCGCAAATTGTGTATCTGCGGGGCGCTCTGGGCCATTTGCAGTTCGCTCTGGGCCAGAGTCACGCGCTGCGACATTGAGAAGATGTTAGGGTCCGAAACCGGAACAATATCCACGCGGTCGTCAAAGTCGGCTTGCATGACTTCCGCAGGGGCCCCAGCAATTGCGTAGGGGTACACTGGCGGCAGGTTTTCCTTGATCACCCGTGCCAACAGCCGGAATTCGGTTTTCTGGGCATAATGCAGCCGCTTATGGATGGCCGACATGACCTTCATGCCGCGCTCTAGCAGCGCCACAGTCGTGCCTACGGGGGCTTCCCCTTGCACATTGGCCATCTGGGAGTCAGCCAGCGACAGGAAGCGGCGACCGTCGTCGATCAGCGCACCCATAAGCTGGGCTAGGGTAGCCGAAGGCTCCTTGTACGGCAGCGGGACCAGCGCGTTGCGCAAATCCATGCCCGGAGCGTCGATGTCGCGCCATTCGCCGGGTTGCAGGGGCGAGTCGTTGTCGCGGACACGTACACCCTTAGCCTTGAAGCCAGCGGGCAGATTGGCAAGCGTACCAGCGTCGATCAACTGGCGCAGGATGGAGGTTGCCGAACGACCAAGGCCACCAATCATGTGGATGAGGCCAAAACCGTAGAAACCAAGCCCCGGCATGAACTTGTAGTGGACGAAATACTGGCGCTTACGCTTGAGCGGATCGTTTGGATCAAAGTTACGCTGGATTGACAGGATCGTGTTCGAATCCTTGTCCAACGTGACAATGTAGGGCAGTTTCAAGCCTGTAGGCTCTCCGTCCTCGCCAACGTCTTCAAAGCCTTCGATGTCCAGTTCTGCGTGGCATTCCAGCAGCGTCCGTGTGTCGTCGCCAAAGCTCTTGGAACGACCATCGATGTCGTCAACTTTTTCGCGGACCTGATCCAAGGTCCCTGACGTGTCAGGCGCACCCAATTCAACGTCGCGGTAGGCCCCTGAAAGCTGCATCTTGCGGACATCGTTGCCCTGCATCTTCAAGACGTGCGTTGCGCGGGGTGTGGTGTCCAGATCGACAGCAGAATACGGGATCACAAGGTCCTGCGCCGGAATAAAGTCTGACGCTTCGCGACCGCGCACGGGGTCGAAGTACACCTTCTTAAAGGTCGATCCGGACAACGGAAGATAGAACAGCATCTGGTCCATGCCCGGATCGTATTCCGTCATGACCTCGGTGATGCGATAATTCATGAAATCCTTGACGCGCCCAGCCTGTGCTTCCGCATCAGGGGACTTAAGGCCTAGGATTTGAGTTTTGACGGGCCCAGAGGACGGCAGGAGCTCCTTGTAGGCCTGTGCTTGGAACTGGGTGACCGATTCCATGATCATCGGATGAGTGACGCCAGAGGCCCCTTCAAACGGCTCTGTGCGCTCTTCATACTTGATGCCTAGCAGGTCTAGGCCCTTAGCGTAGGTTTCTTCCCACTCTTGGCGCGACTGCAGGTCATCCTCGTAGTTTTGGGTCACTTCTGACGCCAATTCCTTCAGGATGCTGTCATCTAGGTACTCGGCAAGGTTTGCACCATGCTCCAAGAACGGGGTCAGCTCTTCGACCTTTTCCAAGGCGTCCCCAAGCAGGGCCTGAACGATGGCTCCCCCATTCCCGTCCGGGAAGACCTCGGCTCCGCCGGAAAAGTCCACCGGAGTGTCCACAGAAACGTCTACGCTGGGAGCAAGCGGGTCATCCACTTGAAAAGCTCGATCAACGATTGCCATCAGTAATACTCCCGTTTCTTGTGGTATACGGTATCAGACAGGTCGTCTTCCCCATGGAGGGAAACGAACCCTCCTTGCCGAAAACGCGCTAAGGCTAGTGTCATGCTATCACAAAAGTCATCATGGTCGCCAGATGGGAATGCACTAACCTCTTCTATCACATCTTCGGCAAAAGTCTTCTCCACCGGGGCCCATACCCGGCCAGCCTCAAATAGGGGTGCAACGAGGTGCATACGGGTGTTTTTGTCAAAACCGCCCTTGCCGCGCCGCCCGGGGCTGAATGTCAGCGCGGGTATGCCACGAGCCCTAAATTCGTCCGCCAAAGGCTGTCCAGAGGCCTTGGCCTCGATCAACACCATGTCCGGCTCCCAATATTCGTGCTCTTCCCACGCAACTTCCTTCAATTCCGGGAAGGACCACCGCCCTCGCTTGGCATCGAGCAGAATGATGCTGTCAGACTCGCCTTCCGTGGGGGTAAACACGCCCCAAGTCGTGATTGCAGAGTAGTCGGCGGTCTCTTTCTTGGAAAATGCCGTATCGTAGGCCTGAAGGATGTAGTGGAGGTTGGGAACCTTCTCTTTGTCCCAGTTTTTCCACCATTCCCGCTTGATGATGGCCGATTCCGACGATGTTGGCTGCTGTTGCCACTGCGCGGACCACTTTGCGAGGGGCAAAGCCGCCTTGACCCGCAAAAGTTCCTCTTTTTTCCAAAATTCCGGCCACAAAGCATTGCCAGAAGGCAGAATTGCAGGGAATTCGACCACTTCCCACTGGTCGGCAAGCACGTCGTTGCTCTGAGCAGCAATAAGACGACCTGTCAGGTCCTTTTTACCCCATCTGGTCATAACGACGATGATGGATGCGCCCGGTTGAAGACGTTGACGGGGGCCAGAAGTGTACCATTCGTAGGCGTTGTCGAAGGCAGTCTCCGAAAGTGCGTCTTGTTCGGAGTGTGGGTCGTCGATGATGAACAAATCAGCGCCACGACCCGTCACGGCAGCGCCCACACCCGCCGCAAAGTACTCCCCACCCTTGTCCGTGGACCACCGACCAGCCGATTTGGAGTCTTCCTTCAGGATGGTCTTGGGGAAAATCTCTTTGTACCCCTCAGAATCGATCAAATCGCGGACTTTTCGACCAAAACGCACGGCCAGTTCGGTATTATGAGTGGCCTGAATGATCTTGAGCTTCGGATTTCGGCCCAAGAACCATGCTGGCATAAGGTAGGAGGCGAATTCCGACTTAGAATGTCGCGGAGGCATATTGATGATCAAGCGTTTGATCTCGCCTCGAGCCACCTTTTCCAGCTTTTCGGCAATGATTTTGTGGTGCTTGCCCACAATGAAGTTCTCGTACACGTGGTGTACGAAGGGCATGAAGTTGTCTTGTGCCTTTTCCCGGACCTCTTGGGAGCGCCGAGCCTCGTTAAGTTCCAAAAACTCCTTCAGAACCTCATCTGGGAGCAGATCGAGATTAGACATTTTCGATATCCTTGCGGTAAAAACCACCCAAAAGGTGGTATCCGTGCAGTTCCGCCAGTTTTCCGACCCGGTCCGCGTTGATATCCGACCCCAACGTCAAGAAAACGGCCTTGGCTTCCTGTAAAGTGGCCCATTGGGACACAAATCTGAGCAAACGGGCCCCTACAAGGCTACCTCGAGCCTCTTTCGACACGTACCATATGTGATCGTACACCACTCTGTCGTTAGAAAAGTAGGGTGTCGTCAAATAAACGCTGATCAGGCCGACCAAACGACCGTTTTCCTCGGCCACACAAACAAAATTGGTCGGATTGGTCATGCAGGACATGATTTCGGTGGCGGATTTTGCCTCGTCGAAGGACAAAGTGCGAAAAGACGTCTCGGAGTGCATTTCCCGCGCAAGACGAACAATTTCAGGTAGGTCCGCTGCCGTCGGATTCCTGTATTTAGCCATTTATGAGACTTGAAATCCCCAAATCGGTTGGGCGGCGCGGGGGCCGCTGGCTTGTGCCTAGCACACTGAGGCTGGAAGGGCGAGGCATTGGGCGCGGCGTACCGGGCGGAAGGGGCGGCAAGGGCCGAGGTTTTGGTCTCGGGCTGTCAAGCATGACAGGTATCTGTACGCATTCACCCTTAATATGGTCGTACTGCGTTCCGGCGGGGCAGAAGTCGGCCCCTGAGTCCTGCAGCATCTCGAAGGCCGTTTGGGCTTGCTCTAGGCCCTTCTGCTTTAGGTAGTTGGCCCTTGCGCCCGCAACGGATTCTGGTGTCGGCTCCTCTGCGGATGCTGCAGCTATGGCCTCATCCATCGACGGCATACCCGCGCCATAGGAGATTCCAGCTTGGCCCATGCCAGATGGAAGCCTTGTGGCAAACTTCGCAGCGTAGTCCGCAATGGACGTGCTGTTTTTGTCTTCGGGGTTGTATTCCCCACCCGTCAGCAGCCACTTCTTCATGCCAGCGCGACCGCCAATGTGGGCCATGCCCATCATGGCAGAAGGGGTCATTGTGATGCCTCGAATCGTTTTTCCATAGAAGGCATCAAGACCGTTGTCTTTAACGTAGTCCATAATGTCTTGTTCACTCCAAGCTTGTGCTTTTTCTTGGAGTTCCGGACTCTTGAGCAGGTCCTTGAGCGTGTAATTAGTGCCCATGGCGTTGTTATAGTCAGTCAAGCGGTCTTTGCCCCACTGGTATTTGCCAGTGTAACCTAGATCGTTGACGGCAGAGTAATCCCCGCCGCTTTCGGAAATGCCAAGGGCGTTTCTAAAGGCGTAATCCATAACGGCCCTCTTTGTTACATGTACCGCAGGTCAGGATACATCGAGAAGATGTCCATGAGGCTCATCCCACCATAGGGGTTTGCCATGGGCTGCGAAAGCCCTGCAAAAGCAGAACCATACCCCATTGCCGGACCTGCGGGCGAGTACCCAGCCGTTTGAGCAACGACAGGGAGTTCAGGTGTCGTTGGCACAGTGGGGACAGGGGCAGTCGTGTCAGAAGTCGTCGATCCTACAGATGGGGAGGTGGGGCTGTGAGGCGCAAGTGAGGCAATGCCCCTGTTCCCACCTTGATGCACCGACTGCGGCATCGAGGCGTAACGTTGCGCAGCCATCTGATTGCGGATCACGTTCCCCGGATCGTTGGACGTCAGACCACGCAGCGAAAATGGCGAGTAGTCCGGAACAGGGGTGGTCGCCCCTGTCCGTGTGTTGACGTAATTCGAGCCTTGGGTGGTATAAGCAGGTCTGGTTGGAGGGCGCTGCGACGACGTTGGGTTTGATTTCCCACCGCCACCTAAACCGCTAAAGGCCTTGCCAATGTTGCTTACGCCTCGGTCAATGGATGCCCCTACGCCGCTGAAAAACCCATTTCCACCGCCGCTTTTGTCCTTGGCATAGGTTTCTCGGGCCTTGTCGTAACCGCCCTTAGTGCCTGTTGGCATTTTACCGACCCTTTTTCTTAGACATCCCAGCTTCGGACAGCGCGATTGCAATCGCCTGTTTGCGGCTCTTGGCCATCGGAGCCTTCTTCGGGCCCTTGGGGTTGATCCCAGAGTGCAATTTGCCCTCCTTGAATTCACCCATGACCTTGGCGACCTTGGAGGGCTTTTTCATTACAGCGCTCCGAACTGGCCCATCATCTGGCTCATGGGCTGGGCAGTCGTTTGCGACTGCGTTGCGGGCTGGGCTTGCTGCATATTGCCATACAGTTGGGCAATACCGCCTTGCTGTCCAGCCATGTTGGCGAACATTTGATTTAAGTTGCCGCCCATAATGGCGGGCGCGCCCGGAACGTAATTCTCATTACGTGTAAAGGGCTGACTAACTAGAGCGTTGGGCGGGGGGCCATACGAGGGTGCGGGCTTACTAACTAGAGCGTTGGGCGGGGGGCCAAACTGCGGAGGTGTGGGCTTACCCATGCCGGGGTAGCCATACTGACCGCCCATGCTGGGGTAGCCAAACTGACCGCCCATGAAGCCGCCACCGGGAGGCCCAAAATGACCACGACCGCCTTGACCGCCCATGAAGCCGCCCATTGGACCGCCCTGCTGGCCGAACATCCCGCCACCCATGCCCGGGCTCATTCCGCCCGTTAGGCCAGCAATGCCGCCACCGGGCATGCCGTAGCCGCCGCCCATCTGAGACCCGCCGTAACCGCCGCCTTGTTGTGATCCGCTGCCCATTAGTATGTCCCCGAAAATTTGAAGCCGCTGACTTGTTGCTTGCCGACATCCGGCGTCGCAATGCCCTTAGTGCCCGGATATTCCAATCCCGACATCTTGCTGTCGTAATCGTCCTCCAGCTTGGCCGAGGCCTTGGGTTTTACTGGTTTGACCTTACCAAAGTTCTTCATTTCAGCCATCACAGAGCTCCTTAAGCCATGGTTGGGGCAACTCTAGCAGAGTTTTCAGGGAAGTGCAAAAACATCTACGTCGTCAAGGCTGGAGCCGACCACGGGTCCACCTTTCTTGAAGGTCGAGAAGCCCTGTTCGAGGATCAGCTTCTTGAGTTCGGGCGTTAGGCGGATGGCGTTCACTTCGTAGGTCCTGTTATCCACCTTGGGCAGGAAGCCCTCAGCCTTGATCTTTTCGACCTGCACATCAATGCCCAACTCCTTCTTGATCAGCTTCTTAAGCTGGATGGGCAGGATATTCTCGTAGAACCCTTCTTGGCCCTTGGTCTTACCATTGGTCCAACCCTGCACATCCTTACCCATCGGCAGGGCCAACCATTCGGCATCCTTACCCACGGCCTTGATCAACTCATTCTTGAGAGCGGCAGGAGCCCAGCGGTTCGTGGACGTCGTGAACGGGCGCGTGGCAATCTTACCCTTGGGGCCTCCTGTGCCCTCTTTTGTAATGGTTGCTTTTCCGGCTAGGACACTTTCCAGAATGGATGGGTCATAGGTTTTTTCCCGCAGATATCGATTGTATGGGTCGAACTCTTCAGGAAGACCATAGAAGCGCTTGATGGCATGTAGGTCAGAGAACAAAGGACCTCTCTGTTCCGCCATTTTATTGGTCGCGTCGGTTAACAAGCTGTATTTGGCGGTGAAGTCGTTAAGGTATTTCATCGCCTCTTCCCTAGTCATGCCTGTCTGCTGTGCCAATAAATCAGAACGATACCCTGCTTTTTGAACAGCCTCTTTCATAGGCGTAACTTCATCCTCAAGTCGTGCATACTCCTTTGTCGTCTTGAGGTATTCTTGAAGGGCTTTGCGTTTATCGCCCGGAATGTCGTACTGAGCAGCTTTCCCCGTAACATGGAAGCTTCCCGTATTTTTGTCGTATCTCTGGGCAATGTCTGACTGCACCTCGAACACGTAATGCGCAGGGCCTTCTGGCGTGTTTAGCGTTCCTGTCCGAGTATGGTACAAGCGGCCCGCATCCCGCGCATCTCCACTGTACTTCCCAAACCCATGCGACTCAGGGAAGTCCTTTGTTCCAAGCTCGGCATTCTGTCCGGACAAGATGCCGTGGGGGTCTGTGTAGTTATAGGTTGTCTCAGCATAGTCTTTGACCCCTACGGGAGAATGCGCAGAGTATCGAGTATCTTGCGACCTAAAGGGTATGGGCATATTAGCCAAGTCTATTCCCATGTAGTCTGCAATCTGCTGATCCGTCATGTTGTTGACTTCGACGTTGGATTCATCGAACAGGCGGCGGGCTACATCCCATGGGTTTTCAGCGCCTGTCCTTGCTCGTTCATAGGCGTCGCTGTAGGGCAGTATATCTCCCTCCGGGCCTATCATCACGTCGTGAGGCACGGGGTCGGCAAGCCATTCTGACCCTGTGGGTCTTCTTTCATAGCCATAAAAGGTCTGCGCAAGTTCTTCTTTTAAAGCTGTTTCGGGATCTAGCCCCAGCATTTCGTATGTCCCCGTTGAGTCCGGGTTTGCAATAAATCTATCGACCTTTTCACGGGCCCGCCTAACCTTCCCATCAAGCGTTGGGGACACATACCTGCCATTATCCTTGGCCTGTTTGACAATCGCCTCAAGCTTGGCAAGGTCGTCAACCGTGGTCACTTCGGGCAGTGTTTGATAGCCCATGTTGACTATGTCGTTCGTGACTTGGTTTCGGTAGGCGTTTGCTTGCTCTTCCGCCTGACGTTCTCTGTCCACGTAAATCTGGGAACGAATTGACTCTATTCCGCTACCCTCAGAGCCAAGAACGCCCTGCCCCGCATAGGTCTTACTGGTGAAAGGACCAAGGTCCATCCCAGTGTAGACGTCCTGCCCATTGAACGCGTGTTCCTCGAGGTAGTTGACGATCTCGTCCTTGGTAACCTTAGAGTTGCCCTTGTCCTTGATCCACTTGTCAAAGCCCGTGTAGAACAGCTCTTCCTCATTGGCCCCGTTGTTCAGAAGCATCTTGCGCATCTGCTCGGCAGTGCCGACGTTCTGCTGCAAGCCGTGCGCCGCCTCGTAAGACTTGGAATACATCCCAGTTGCGGGGTCCACGTACCGCTGCCGAGGTGCGGGGGCCGAGGGCGTCTCTCCAAAAATGTCGATGGGTGGTCCGCCGTTGTCTCCAATGCCCGGAATGGGGTTGGAGTATACCGTAGGCATAGGACCGGGCTGGTTGGCCCGCTCGACCACGGCCCTTCCGACGTTCTTTAGGTCCCCGGCAACCTTTGGCACAGCGTCAGCGTCAGCCATCGCGCCCAAGATGCGGCCCTCGGGCAAAACGCCCGCCGTGTCCAGCATCGCGCCCAAATCACGAACCAGTGCCTCGGACCGAGGAACGCCCGCCGCCTTGGCAACGTCCCCAACCGCGCCCGCCGCCCCATAAACCGGAGCCATGGCCGCGCTTAACCCGGCTAGGCCCATATTCGTGGCGTAGTTGCCCATCCGCTGGATGCTCTCCGGCACGTAGCTGTCCCTGTCCGGCGTCATCGTATTGGCAGAAAGGGCAAGATTACGCGCATTCTCCAAATACGGAGCCGCCATGCCGACAGCCTGTTCGCCAAAATACCCCTGATCAGGCGTCGATGCGTAAAAGCTCGGAGCGTCCGCCCGTGGCGGGGTGGCAGCAAAGACGTCCGTGTTGGCCGTAGGATCAGGGGCCAAGGACCGCACAAAAAACATCCTCCCGTCCGGGGCAACGCGGTACACGTCATTGCCGACAACCTTCAAGTTCTCAATGGGGAAGCGTTCGGCCATGTCCTAGCTCCAAGGTCCGTGATCCTAGGAACTCTACCCCAAATCCCCCAAATGCAAAAGACCTTCCGAAGAAGGCCTTCCGCCGTCTCAATGCCAAAGGGTGGGACAATGGCAGAGACAGTACCGCACTGCCATGGGAGGGGCAGCAGTGCGGGTTCTATGTGAACGATGTGCCTGTGGCCTCGATCCCCGTTACTTGGACCGTGGCGTTTTGTTGAATGGGCAGCGGCTCGAAGTCCTCTAACAGTTCGTTGCTCGAGATGACAAAAATCCCCATATCCTCCGTGTGCATCAGGTAGTCGCCCGGATGTACGTGCACCTCGTCCTCCTCAATGCCAAGGGCCAAGTAACTCTGGGCAGGGGTTACACGCAGGTCACCGTCAATCAAGGCGTCCCGTAGCCACTTGGGGAAACGATCCCCGCCCTCCATGTCAAACAAGATGTCGTAATGGGCAGAGGACTCGTCCTTATAGACAACGCCTTGGAAGAGGATGGCTTCGTAGATGCTGGTGCGGGGGCGGTATAGGGGCAT